CAGAAACTACACAAGATGTATCAAAAAGACAGACATAAAACAGAACACAAATTTGGAGGTCACACGGAATGTTTTAGTATGAAATCAAAAATACTAGAATCATTTCCTAAAAAGAATGACATATTTAGGGATTAGTGAGGGTTTTCATGACGCAGGTATTGCAGTCATGAGAGATAATAAAATACTATTTGCAACTCACATAGAACGATTAACACGAAAAAAGAACGATGCATGGGTGCCTGACTGGGTAAAAGACCATGCTTATAGTGAGTACGCATATGATAAAACAATTTTTTATGAACATACTGAATATAAAAATGCGAGACGAACCATGTATGGAATGGAAAAAACAACAAATGGTGAATCATATGATATTAGAAATATCTTTCATCATGAAAGTCACGCTGCCGCTGCTTATTATACTGCTCCTTTCGTACCTGACGTCACAGTAGTTATTGATGCTATTGGAGAGTTTGATACAGCAAGTATATGGGTAGATGGCAAGAGAGTATGGAATAAAACTTATCCATGGTCACTAGGATTATTCTATAGTGCAATTACGAAACGAATAGGACTCAAACCAAATGAAGATGAGTATATCACAATGGGCATGGCTGCCTATGGAGATATACGTATTGACATGACAGATTTTATACATCAAAATCATCATAAAGGTATTCCAATGAACAAGTGGTTCTGGGAAACGCCTGAAGATATAGCCGCATCGGCACAAGCACACTTAGAAATGGAGCTACTCAATATCTTTGCAAAAGCAAGGAAGTATGGACCGAATGTAGCATACGCTGGTGGAGTTGCACTGAACTGTGTAGCAAATAGTAAGATAAGAGATAAATTTGATAATATGTGGATATTCCCAAGCCCAGGAGATGCGGGGAGTAGTTTAGGTTGCATATTAGCACACACAAGACAAAAAGTAGATTTTCAAGACTGCTATCTTGGGTACAATATAGATAGAGAGATAAACCCCAATGAAGTAGTCAAAGAGTTATTAGATAATAAAGTAGTAGGAGTAGCAAATGGTAGAGCAGAATTTGGGCCTAGGGCGCTTGGTAACAGGAGTCTTCTTGGTGATGTTCGTTACGATATTAAAGATACAGTCAATACCATTAAACGCAGACAAAAGTTTCGTCCTTTTGCCCCAGCGATACTCGAAGAGTATGTAGATGAATACTTTGATGGACACTGTAATGAATATATGCAGTATGTATCAAAAGCAAAGCATGATTATAAATCTGTAACTCATGTAGACGGAACAGCTAGAGTACAAGTAGTGAGAAAAGATTGCAAATCCATTCTCAGACAAATATTAGAAGTGTACCATGAAGTTACTGGAGTTCCTATGCTACTAAATACAAGTTTAAACATAAAAGGACAACCAATAGTAAATACTTGGGAAGATGCCCAAGAGTTTCAAAAGAATTACGGAGTAAAAGTATTTTGAGCGAATCAGTACTAGATTTAAATTATATAGACAAGCCTGAAACTTGCAAACTATATTCAGGAAAGAACCCAGATATATACTGGACTGGGTGTAGTTTTGTTCAAGGCATGGAGCTAGAAGATAGATTTAATAGTTGTTTTGCTCATTTAACTTCAGAACATTTTAATGCAAAATGGATGCGAACTTCTAAGATAGGAGGAGGTAATGATAGGATACTTAGAGTAGTTACTAGTGATATGTTAATGGCTAAAAGAAAGCCAAAACTAGTAATCATAGTATGGTCTGGACCAAATCGTCAGGAGTATTTAAATCTTCAAAATATATGGAGACAAGTAGGACATCTTGAGTTTGCATTTGACCCTAAGAAATTAAAAATAATAAAGAGTAAAATATTTTGCCACCCTGACATGACACTTGAACAGTTTGAAGGTTGGAAAAAATATATGGGCGAGTGCAGAACTATGAGATGGAATCTACATGAAACTTTAATGCAGATGATATATCTTAGACAAGTATTAAATAATTTAGGTATACCTCATTTGTATTATTGGATGAGTAAAGGACAAGTTGATTGTGCTATTAAATCATTAAATGAGGAGAAGAGAGAAGGAGCAAATGTAATCTGGTCTATACCTAATCAGATGAAGGAAAAAGATTTTGCTAGAGAAATACCAGAATTGTATGATGAAGGATTTTATGAGATGACTAAGGCTAGACTTAAATTACCTTATGGTCCTTTAGACCACCCACTAGAAGAGGGACATAAAGCAATTTCTGAAAGAATAATAAAGGATATTTATGATAAAAAATTGGATAAACTTTTTAAGAAAGAGAGTTAAAGCATGGATTTTTCAATGGAAAAATCGAAATGTCGTACAAGATACACATATCTACGAGGAGTAATAAATTTTGAATGTGAAAAATTTGCATAGCATTTCAAAAATAGTTCTTGACAGATGCCCAAACTTTTTGTATAATATATTATATATTTGAGAGAGATAAGATAAGTGAAGCAAATTATACCACCAACCGAATGTCCTGCTTGTAGCAGTACCTTAGAGTTAGTAAACGAGCAATTGTTTTGTAGAAACCCTAAGTGTCCTGCACAGTGGGATAAAAAGTTAGAGGGATTTGCTTCTGCTCTCAAAATTAAAGGGCTTGGCCCAGCAACTATTTCAAAACTAGCTGTTGAGTCATTGCCCGAACTTTATAAACTTACTGTATCTGATATACAGGATAGAATACACAGTGAAAAGTTAGCTGAGAAACTCTATGATGAATTACAAAAGTCTAAGAGTAGCAAGTTGGTCGACATATTACCAGCTTTCTCAATACCACTTATTGGTCGGTCAGCTTCTCAAAAATTATGCGATAGAATATCAAACATCGAAGATATTAGCGAGAAAAGTTGTACTGAAGCAGGTATCGGACCAAAAGCATCAGCTAATCTGGTAAATTTCATGGAAACAGAATTTTATCCTAACAGATATAAAGACACACTACCTTTCAATTGGAATAATAAAATAAGTGTTAAAAAAGAGGTCACAGGTGTTGTTTGTATCAGTGGTAAGTTAAAATCATATCCAACAAAGGCTCATGCTACAAAAGTATTAGAATCTTATGGATATGTTGTAAAATCAAGTCTGACAAAAGAATGTACTCATCTTATTAATGAGTCAGGTATTGAGTCAGCAAAAACGCAGACAGCTCGTGACCGAGGTGTTTTAATAGTAACTAATATAAAACATTTAATTGAGGAAAATTAAAAATGGCATTACCAAAATGGACAGACGAAAGAACACAATCATTAGTTGATTTCGTCGGAAGCGAAAGTCCTGTATCACAGGCAACAGTTGCTGATGCAGCTGACGAACTAGAAACTTCAGTAAGAAGTGTTAGTTCAAAATTAAGAAAAATGGGTTTTGATGTAGAACTAGCTTCTGCTTCAGCTTCTAAATCTTTCTCAGATGAGCAAGAAGCTACTCTTGCAAATTTTGTACAAGATAACTCAGGTTCTTATACATATGCGGAAATCGCATCTAACTTTGAAGGCGGAGCATTTAGTGCTAAGTCAATTCAAGGTAAAATCCTTTCTATGCAGTTAACAGAACATGTTAAACCTGCTCCTAAAGTTGAGACTGTTAAGTCATACAACGAAGAAGAGGAAGGTCAATTTGTATCATTAGTTAATGATGGTGCATTTATTGAGGATATCGCTGAAGCTTTAGGCAGAAGTGTTAACTCAATCAGAGGTAAAGCATTATCACTACTTAGAGCTGGTGAAATCAATGCTATACCTAAGCAGAAAGAAACCAAAGGTTCAAGCAAAGCTGACCCATTAGCAGGTGTTGATATTGAAGACATGACTGTTGAAGAAATTGCTGATGAAATCGGCAAAACTGTTAGAGGCGTGAAAACAATGCTAACAAGAAGAGGTCTACAATGCTCAGACTATAATGGAGCTGCTAAAAAAGAAATAGGTTAATCTTATTTCTATCTCAGGCGAGCTTCCCTTTCGGGTTGCCTCGCCTTTTTTGTAATTTAATTTTTTGTTTTGGGAGAGACAATTGACTTTAGAGAGTGCTTTACTTAAGCAGATACTTACAAACGGAGACTTTCAAACTTGGAATGGCTTGAAAGAGCATTACTTCCCAGAAGGTGAGTACCGAAAACTGTGGAAGATAGTTGACAAACACGTACACAAGTATCATGCATTACCAACATTTGAAGATTTAAAACTAGAGGTTCGTTCAAGAGAACTTCAAGAAAAGATATATGCTATTGAAACAGTTGAAACAGATGTTGACTCAATCATTCTATTAGATTACTTAAAAAACCAATTTACTCAGTCTGAGATTCTATCAAGAATTGAAGGCTTCGTAGAAAATCAAATAGCCATTGGTGATGCTCGTGAAAATATAGACTTACTACAAGAAATTGTAGTACAAGTTGAAGACCGAGTAGAAACTGCTGACGATAACGAAAGTATGGACACTATTGAGTTATTTGACAGTGATGAGGATTTACAAAAGTTCTTGCCACTTGGTCTAAATCAAGAGTACGATTTAGACTATACATTCTCTCCCAAAGACCTAGTCGTTGTTGGCGGACAACGTGGTGGTGGTAAATCTTTCACTTGTTGTAATATAGCACAAGCAGCTCAGTCTAGAGGTAAGTCTGTTCTCTATTTCACAATTGAAATGGACACAAGACAGATTCTACAAAGAGTATGCTCACTAGCAACAGGTGTACCAACCAATCGTGTTAAAACTAGAAACCTATCTCCTATGGAGTGGGATAAAGTTGCGGAATGGTGGGCAGATAGATTTGATAGCGGTAGCGAGGCATTGTCAGAATATAAGGAGCATCGTGACTTTGATAAGTTTCATTATCAACTTACACGTAATCCTTTAGCAGATAAACCTCAAGTAGATGTCTTCTATGACCCGTCACTTACATTGGCAAAAATTATCAGTGTAGTGAGACAAAAGCAGGCACAGCTACCAGATCTCGGTCTAGTTATCGTAGACTACCTAAACCAAGTTAGACGTCACAACGCCCCTGGTCGCTCAGGTCAATATGATTGGACTGAACAGATAGAAATATCCAAAGGTCTAAAAGCACTAGCGCAAGAGAGCAAAGTTCTAGTTCTCTCTGCTTTCCAAACAAATGAAAAAGGTGAAGCGAGATTTTCGAAAGGGATTCTCGATGCAGT